CTGCAGCGCCGCCTTCATGTCCCGCTCTGCAGGCCGGCCGATCCCCCACTGGCGCATCGACCCGCACTCGACACACGCCCAGATTTGCGCCCCGATCTCGGGGAGCTGGTCGCGCAGATCGTGCCCGCAGCGCTCGCACACGGCGAAGTTGTAGCCGGTCGCGGCAATCGAACGGGTGCCAACGGAGTCAATCGGATTGATCAAGGCGGTGCTCATCGGAACTTAGGGAAACAAAAACGCAAAGAAGACTTTCACGCCTTCCCAAGCCAAGCCGGTCAAAATCGAAGTCAGGGCGATGTTGACCACGCGGTAGCGCTGGACTTTGGCTTTCAAGCTGGCAATTTCGTCGAAGGCCCGCATGGCGTCGAGCGCCAGCATTTCGCGGTCGCGCTGCAAGTAGGCTTCGACCCATTTTTCGGGAAGCTTACGAGGGTTCTTGTAGGGCTCTCTCACGCCCAGACGTACTCCGCAAGAGTTGCCATGGCATCGGCGCGGCGGGCAGCTCGCCGTCTCGCAGGATCGCTTGGAATGAATTTGAGGCCGGGGAGTTCCATGCGTGAAGCCAGGTTTAATTGCTCCACGGGCTCGGATTTCAGTTGCGGGAAATCGCCAGCATGGCTGAAAACGGAATCAGGGGGGAGGAGCCGGTAGAGCCGACGAGTGATCTTTTCCGCGCGCAGACCTTTCGCCAGCTCCTGGCAGAACTCCACCGGGACGAGGGTCACGGCGGAGGACTTCTCGGATTCGTAATGAGCTAGAAGCCGGGCGAGAGACACGGGTGGAATGGGCCTTTTTCGTCTGAGCGCATGGCGCGCCGGTACCAGGGAAAACGGGGTGGAGCAAGGGTCGAATCAGGCTTGAGCGTAGGGCGGAAACTCGGAAAGAAGCAAGTTACCGAGGGTTTAGGGCTTTGGGGGCTGCTTTTTGAGGCGGGCACGCTGGGTGCGGGCTTTGGCGGCGGCTTTTGAGGCTTTCAGGGCGATTTCCCGCCGTTTTTTAGGGCTCAGAGCGATGTTTCTGGCCTTCGCTCCTGCCCTGCCCAGCGCGACGGCGGCGGGATTCTTTTCACCCATCGTACATGTACCTTAGCGCTGAGGCAGGGAATAGTCAAGAGAAAAGTGCTTGACAGCGTTCCACCTCAGCGCTAAGATGATTACATGATTTACACACTGAATTTCATAAGCCGCATCGGTCTTTGGGAACTGGCAATCAACAATTTTCGCTGCCGTTTTTACGCGACACGCTATCCGGCGGAAAAGCTGGTGGCACGTTATCGCCGCGCAACACAGGCCAGACTCATCCGAGAGGAAGAACAGCAACAAGAAGCGATGAACAATGGCCGGTTCGGCGTCGGCGCATAAAAAATAGACGGGCCGGAAAGAGGTTGCTGCCTCCCATCGGCCCTAACCGAACAAAGGAAAAGAGGTTCCTTCGATGGCTCCACAAACTCTACCAGCTTTCCCCCCACCCGGATTTCCACAGGCACTCGACAGCTTCATCGGGCGAGAAATCGCCTACGTGGAAGCGCTCATGGCCCGCACCGAATTCGGCTCCTGTTGCTTCGAGCGCTGCCAGGCCGATGCCGAAGTTTCCGATCTCGAAACCGGAGCCGGATACTGCCGGACGCATTTTCGGGGGGTGGAACGTGGATAACTCTTTTTCTCTGCTCTTCGAACAGATGGTTCGCCAGCCCCGCCCCGAGCCCGAGCGCTATTTCGTACTCGTCATTAAAGCCGAAAATTTGGACGCCGGATTCTTCGCCGGTTCGACAGTGGTGGGCAACGCCGTGCGCGGCCCGGGAAAAAGAAATCCTGCCGGAAGGTTGCCGCGTCATCCGGTCGATCGAAGTCACCAAACATTTTGCGATTGAGGAAATTCGTTGAGCTTCACCTGGGAGGAGAAAAACATCATGGCAACACAGCCGCTTAAACTGCCGTTCACCTGGCGCACGCTCTGGCCTTTCCGCCGCAGCGAAGCTCTTGTGCCCGCACCCGCCACTTTGCCCGAGCCTTCGACGCCCGCCGAATTGCTGCGCATCGCGGTTTCGCAGAATGCCGACTTGGCGAAAGTCTCTCAACTCATGGATTTGCAGGAGCGCTGGCAACGCACCGAAGCGAAGAAAGCCTACGTCGAGGCGATGAACGCTTTCAAGGCCCATCCACCCGAAATCACCAAAAACGAGATCGCGGAATTCGTCGGCAAGGGCGGCGAGATCATCGAATGGGAATACTCGACGCTCGACCATATCCATGACGCGGTGCTCTCGGAGCTGAGCCGCCACGGCATCTCGCACCGCTGGATTGTCGAGCAGCCGCACGCCGAAACCGTCCGCGTGACCTGCGTCCTCACACACAAGCTCGGACACAGCGAGCAGACCACGCTCGAAGGCCCGGTCGATCATTCGGGATCGAAGAACGCCATCCAGGCCATCGGATCGAGCGCAAAATATTTGGAACGCTACACCTTGATGGCCGCAACCGGACTTGCCGACAAGAGTCCCGACACCGATCAGCTCTCGGGCTCTCCGATTTCGGGCGATGCCAAGATGTTCGACGACTTCATGCGGCTGATCCAAAAAGCCGCGAATCAAGAGCAGCTCCGCGACGCCTTCGCCGCCGCCTATCGCTCGACCACCGACAAGAAGACGCGCGCCGCCTACATCGCCGCCAAAGATGCACGGCTGAAAGGACTGCGATGAACTCGCCATTACTGATCGACTGTATCCATCGCAGCCCGGAATGGATGGAAGCGCGGCGCGGTTTAGTCACAGCTTCACGATGTGCCGATGTCTTAGCCCTGCTCAAGAGGAAAGACGGGGAAGCCGCCGCCCGCAAAAACTACCGCATGGAACTGGCCATCGAAATCCTGACCGGACAAACGTTCCCGCACTACGTCTCGCAAGAAATGCAATGGGGAATCGAACAGGAACCGTTTGCCCGCGCGGCCTACGAGATCAAGCGCAACACGCTGGTCGAAACCTGCGGATTCTATGTCCACCCAACGGTTGACCGCTTTGGAGCCTCGCCCGATGGCCTAGTGGGCTCGGAAGGACTGGCGCAATTCAAGTGCCCGTCCACCGCAACCCATCTCACGTGGATGCTCGAAGGGGTGCTCCCAGTCGAATACGCGCCCCAGATGCTCGCCGAACTCGCCTGCACCGGCCGGCACCGGCACTGGAACGACTTCGTGAGCTTCGATCCGCGCTTGCCGGAACATCTGCAACTCTTTATCCGGCGGATGGACCGGCTGGATCACGAAGCGCACATCGCCCAGCTCGAACAGGAAGTCCAGCGCTTCAACCGCGAACTCGATACAATGCTGGCCGAGTTGCCGCAAGCAGGACAGTTGATCGTTTCCGCCCTGGACCGGAAAGCGGGAGACGAGCTGGCGGTGTGAAACAGGGTTTTGGGTGCGCGGGCAGTGGCGGGCGGGAATCTTAGATGCCGAGTAGAAAATCCCGTCCAGCAGCGGCTAGGCCAGCCGGAAGCCTGCGCACCCCGGCATCAGGAAGGAACTCGATGATCCGCTCCGCAAAAGTGATTTTCTGCGACAACGAGCATGGGACCGGCGATGTCACATTTCCCAGCCTCGACCGTTCGACGAACGAATTGGCCGCCGAATACATCGCCCCGCAAACCACAGCCCAGCTACGGAAATCGGCCAAGAAAGCAGGCTGGGGCCGCATCGCTGGCGTGGATTACTGCCCTCTGTGCATGGAAAACGAACAGACCGAATTTTGATCCCGCGCTCCCCAGGAAAAAAAAGACTCCCATGTCAAAAGTTGAAGCAAATGAAAAACTCGCAAAGCTAGAGAGAGCGGTTCTGTCACATCGCCACGCATTAACAGAGGCGAGAGCGGCGCGGAAACAGGCCGATATCCGCGTCAGACAATGCCTCAATGCTCTCAATGAAGCTCTCCGCACAAGAGAGGCATTGAAAAGAAGGTGATCCGCCGCCGCCCCATCCCCAAGTCCCGCTCCTACCCGGACTCCTCTTTGCGCTACGAAACCATCCTGGACGGGGCGGCCCGGGTCTACCCAGGGGGAAGGGAAGTCTGCCAGGATTCCCCGGCGGGCTGGCGGGAGTACAAGAGACGGGTCCGGGTGATGGTAGAGCGCCAACGGCATCGCTGCTACCTCTGTAAAGGCCGTTTATCGCTCGCACAGGCCACTTTTGAACATCAGCGGCGCAGAGGCATAGGTGCGGCACGAAGGATGGTCAGGACTGGAACGGAGCAGCGCACTGGGTGTGTAATTCTGAGAAGGGATGATCGTGCTTCGCCAGTTTTTTGACCGCCGCCGAAGCGTTCGGGTGCAATCCAAGCCTGAGCCTGCGTTTTCGCATCCACTGCGGCGTGCCATGTCCGCAAATCGTGATAACGTCGATCGCATGACTGCATGATGGAGTGAGACCCGCGCCGAAAGAGCACTCAATCAAGCGATGGCGCACGATGGGCAACCCGAATTGACTTCCGCAGAGAAGAAAATCGCAGCGCACGGGAGCGCCGGGAACATTTTCGATCACCCATGGAATTCCGCTTGCCGCGAGCCTTCGCCGCGTCACATCGATGAGATCGGGATACTCGATTCCATTTTTCCGCTGCACGCAGCCGGCCAGAGTGAAACGCTGACACGGCGGACTCGCCCAGATAAAATCAAAACCGGCGAGGGGGAACATCATCGCATCGGCCAGCACAAAATCAAACGGATACCTCGACTGCGGCTCAATATCCACGCCAACAATCTCCGCGTCTGGCCAAGCCCAATGCAGCCCCATCGACGCGCCGCCAGCCTTACAAAATAAATCCAATACTCTCACTCACTCCTCCTTGGAACGGGGCGGCGCACTGGGTCTGCAACGGGATGAGGGGGTAGTGATTACTTTTAGTATTTCAGCCGCGCGCCTTAAGTCCTCTTGCAGTACTGGATTGTCGGTCAACTTGACGGCAATCTCAACAGCCTGCCAAAGTTCCGAATCTCGACAGCGACGCTTCTGATCTTTTCTCACTTTTCCACCTGGTACGGGATGTAGTTCGGGTTGCCCTGGTTGAGAGAATTCATCAGCCGTAGAATCCACATTGTGTCCGGCCAAAAATGCACGGTTGCAGTGGCAATCACCCTGATCAGTTGATCATATTGTTCCCGGCTCATGGTGAGCGTCACCTGGCCGTCTTGTTCGGAGTAGCTCATCAGTTGAACCCCTCAATCCAGCACCGCACTTCGCGCTCATTGTCAATCCAGCCTTCGAGCATCATGAACATCACGCCGAGTTCGCCGCCTTTGTGATTCTCCAGCTCCGGGTGCTTTCGTAAGTCGGAGAGCATCGACGTGAATCCTTCCCGAACATTGCCGCGATCCACTTCGGCGAGAGCGCGCTCCATGCACCAAAGTAAATGTTGATCGCGAGTGACTTCCGATCCCGGTCCTCCATAACAGCGAGGCTCAATCTTGCCTTTCAGTTCGGAGTAGCTCATGCCGCGTCTTCCTCCCTCCAGATTTTCTGCCGCGCCTGGTCCACGTCCCGTTCCACTCCAAACCACCAATCGTCGGCGGCTTTCCGGCCCGCCAAGTAGCCTTCGTCTTTCCCCGCTTTCTGGCCTTTGCGGTATCCCCACTTGTGGAAGCCGAGCGCGATCAATACGATGGCCAGAAGTTCGCCGACGAAGAGCATGAGGGCTTCGAGTAGGGTCATGGCTTCCCCTCCGGAGGTTGAGGCAATGTCGATCGTGGTTGCTTCAGGGCGTTTCCCCAGCCCGGTCCTTTGGCGCGGTGAGGCGACATGGATCCACGTTGCTTCGCGGGCAAATCGGTACGCGCCCCTTGCGCTCCTGCAGGATGTTGCTTCAAACGGCGTTCTTTCTGCAGCCGCGTCTTGCGTTTACGCTGGCACTCATCCGAGCCACACGTGACAGCATTCAGGCCATAAGGCCGCTCGCGCCAAGGATTGAACTCTTTCCCACACTCGGTACACTTTGGACGCGGCCAGCTCATGCGGGGGCCTTCTCTCCGCACCGGCAGTACCCGGCACTTGTTCCCATGAACATGCCGCACTCGTCATCTTCAGTGTGGATGTGCCCGCAAGCGTGACAGGTGGAGTGATGGGCGGGCGGCGATTTTTCGACATACGGGCAAAGCGCTTCGGCGAATTCGCGCAGGAAGACGGCAAAATCGGTGTTGTCGTTCAAGCGTTGGCCGTCCGAGGTGCGCAATTCGTCGGCATGGCTCGCAAGGTAAAGAAAGTATTCGACCGACTCCATGGCACCGGCGGCGAGACAGTTGGAGAGGGCTTCCTTGGCGGTCATGCGCTCTTCTCCTGATTCTCCGGCGGATCGACCACCACGAACAGATAGGCCGCGTAGTACCCGGATTTATCGAGCAGGCGGATCATCCCGTTCGGCAAGACGAGGGTCACCAATAGCGGCGTCGGTTGGCAGCCGGCGGGCAGGTTGCGAAAGCGCACGTAGTCGCCACGGGCGATGGGCTGGGTGGGGTAAGTGGTCATAGAATCCCCGGAAACAAATCGATCTGCGTTGCCTCCAATTGCCGCGCCCGCTGGATCGCCTCAGTGATTTTGTGCTGGCGTTCCAACTCGGCCATGCACTCCAAGCACGGGCCTTTCTTGACTCCGTCGATGCGGTGCTGGGTCGGCTTCCCGCACTTCGAGCAATAGAATTCGGCGGAGACGGTGGAACGGGTGAAGTGCTGGGTCAAGCTGCCTCCGGTTTCCGCCAGTGAATGATGTGACCGCGAAAGGGAAGTCCGCGATCCCGCCAAAATTCCATCATGCTTTTGAAGTCGGGGAATCCGT